AAGTCAGAGTTTTTAGACATCTTAGGGGGAAACAATGGCCGGTAAGCTAATCGCAGCCCTACAAGTCGCATTAGGTCTTGAGAGCGCAAAGTTCGTTCAAGAGATTGACAGGGCCAAAGCCAAAACCCGCGAAATGAAAGTCAGTGTCGACGTTCTCGGCACTGCGATGAGCGCTTTGCGTAGCCCGATGTTGTTAGCTGCCGCCGCTGCAGGAACATTTGCCACTTCTTTTTTCAAAGCCGCAGATGCGGTTAACGACTTTGCTGAAGGCTCGGGCTTAGCGATTGAGGAAGTTTTAGCTTTGCAAAGCGCGATGGTGCAGTCAGGGAAAGAAGCTGATAACGCTGCACAAATGTGGGATCGGTTCTCGGTAACGCTTGGTGCTGCCGCCGACGGTCAAAAGGAACAAGCCGATCTGTTTAGAGAGTTAGGCGTAAGTATCGCTGACGCTGGCGGTCTTTTAAGGCCCGAAATCGACATCTTCCGCGACCTAACCTCGGTTCTTTCCGGCATGAGTGCAGGCGCGGAGCGGGCTCGATTACAAGTGCAGCTTTTTGGAAAGCAGTTTGGCAATCTCGACATAACTAAGATCGACCAACTCTCAAGGAATACCGATAAGTTCTCAGGCGAAGCAAAGAAGGGCGTATTGGCTATTGGTGAGATAGGCGACGCTATCGACCAGATGACCGAAAAAGCAAAGATCGGCTTTCTAACGCTGATGGGCAAAGCGCGTGACGCTTACATGGGCGTTAAAAAGTTCCTCGGCTTTGGCGAAGAGGAGCCTGCGGTTCCTGCTCCGGTGGTTGGTGTAACGCAGGGCGGCAGGCAGTCAGGAACAAGGGTAAAGGCTGTAAAAGACTCGGGCGCTGATTCTGCTGCAAAAGCGCTTAAGACTTATCTTGAAGGCTTAGACGCGCAGATTCTTAAGCTAAAAGAAGGCGAAGAAGCGGCATTACGGTTTGAGGCTGCAAAGCAAGGTGGCCCTGCCGGTCTTGCAAAGATGGAAGAAATTATCCGTCTGCGGCGGGAGGAAGCCGAGCAGCAAGAAGAAATGATGAGGCTTACAAAAGAAGCCAATCAAGAACTTGCGGCTATGGAAGATTTGCGGAAGATGCGCCAGGATCAAATTGTCAAAGATTACGAACGCGAAGTTGAGATTGAAAAAGAGCGTATGCAAGTGATGCTAGACCTTAGCCAGCAAGCGGAGATCATGGCTAACAAGCAATGGGAAGATATGCAGGAAAAGAAAAAAGACGGGCAAGAACAATTAGAAATGTTAGAAGACATTCGGGATGGGTTTAAGTCAATAGGCACAACGATTGTCGAGGCGTTTATGTCGGGCAAGTCTGCCGCGCAAGCATTTAAGTCTGCTCTTTCTTCACTTCTTCAAAAGCTAGCCTCTAGATCGTTAGATAAATTCTTAGACACTATTTTCAAATCAAACATCACGGGCGCTCCGTCTTTGTTTGAGAACTTCATGTCTAATGTTCCCGTTCTTGGTAGCATTTTTGGCAAGCGAGCTGGCGGCGGTCCGGTTAACTCTGGCGCTCCGTATTTAGTGGGAGAAAGAGGGCCGGAACTCTTTGTTCCAAGCATGGCCGGACAAGTGGTTCCGTCCTATGCGATGAGCGGAACATCGACAGTCAATAACTACAACATACAAGCCATTGACGTTAAGTCTTTTGAGGAAAGAATCATGGGCAGTAATCGAGCGGTCTGGGCGGCTAATTCTTACGCTCAGAAATCGCTCTCACCGCGAGGCAGAGCATGAGCTTCCAAACCATTTTAGACATCAGCCAAACAATCACGGTTAACAACCGGCGGATGGTCGGTCAGCAATACTCCAGATCAGGGCAAGTAAGAACGGCGCTTTACGTTACATCCGTTCCTTGGGTGTTTACAGTCAAGCCTCATTCGTTTCTTTACTACCCCCAGGTTCGAGATGTAATTCAGACCATTGACAACCTTGACCGGCAGACAGCGGCGACGATTACGTTTAGCTCTACAAACCTTCAGTGGTTTACCGCTTACCAAGGGCAGCTTAGCGGCGCTCAGGCCGCAGCGCTTACGCTTGCTTCATTACCAGCGGGGAACGCGACGCAAATTGCTATAGGCAATCTTCCAGCAGTCAGTAGCGGAACCATTGTGTTTAAGGCTGGCGACTTCATACAGCTTGGCAGTTACCCCTACAAAATTACGACTCAAGTTTTAAGGGGTTCGGGCTCGACGGTTAATGCAACGCTTCATCGACCAATTATCGGAACGCCGACAGTCGGTACGCTTACGGCTGTCGGATCTGCTTGTACGTTCTCAGTAGTCGCTGAGGTTTGTCCAACGTATACGCTAAAACCCATGACTAACGGAGCGTTTGTTGACTGGGACGCTGATTTTGTCTTTAGGGAGAATGTGCAATGAGTACCCCTATGGCAGCGCTTAGTAGCGCAAGCATTACCCACGGAGAATTTGTCAGACTTACGACCTCTACGGCAACTTACACATTTTGCAATGCAGCGGCTCCAGTGGTTGCCGATGGCATTCCTTTTCTTGGCTTGGGAAGCCTTCTTTCCGTTGGCGCAGTCAATCGAGAAATTAAAGCGACTTCGATTGACATGATTATTGGATTGATTGGCATAGACCCGACAAATGTTTTTTTAGTTTTGGGGTCTAACATCAAAGGTTCCACAGTCGAAGTTTGGCGCGGATTTTTTGACTCTAACTATCAGATCATCACAAGCCCGTCTACACAGTTCTTCAAGCGCTATCAAGGCATCGTATCCAACATTTCGATCACTGAAGATTGGAACGACAACATTCGAAGCCGTACCGCTACCGCGTCGATCTCTTGCACTTCTTTTCGGGCGGTCTTGGAGAGTAGGATTGCTGGCATCAAAACCAATCTTTCGACATGGCAGCAACGTTACGCATCAGATACAAGCATGAGCCGCGTCGCTGCAATCTCCGGTCAATACTTTGACTTTGGCGCTCCGCCGAAATCGGGGTCGCAGTCAGATCCAGGAACCGTCGTAAACGGTCAGTCAGAGATTGGTACGGTCGATACACAAGGGGGACCATGAGATACGCCACAAAATACGACATGCCTCATTTGATTGACATGATGAAGGCATACGCAGATGAAGCAGACATAGAAACACTAAAGCAAAACCAGAATGAAGGGCATGTAAAAACGCTCTTCTACGAGATGATAAAAGGCCGTGGTTTTGTTCTGATAGACGATCAGTTTCGAGGGTTCTTGGCAGCTTATATAACACGAAACTTTTGGAACAGTTCGGTTAAAGAGCTTCACGAGGTAGCGTGGTGGGTTGTCCCAGAATTTAGAGATACATCTGTTGGCGGTAAGTTATGGTTGAGATTTAACAAGCTCGCGCAAGACATGCTGGATCAAAAGCGGGTTCAGATTGTTTGTACGAGTCTAATGCCTAATTCGCCCAATATTGATTACACAAGATACAAGTTCAAGCCCATGCAAGCGACGTTCTTTCGAGAGTAGATCATGCCAGCATCAATTATTCTTCAGGCTATAGGCGTAACGCTAACTGGATTGCCGTTAGCTGCCGCGACGTTTGCAATTAACTTTGCGGTTTCTTATGTTGTTACTCGGGCATTCGGATCTAAACCTCCGCAGTCTCAAGACACTGGCGCAAGGCAACAGGTTCCGCCAGCTAGCAACAACTCAATTCCTGTGGTCTATGGCGATGCGTGGTTGGGCGGTACGTTTGTTGATGCGGTTCTTTCTACCGATCAAAAAACGATGTATTACGTCATGGCGATCTCTTCCATTTCGTCAGACGCTTCTGCGACTTTTTCATATGATCGTACAAAGTTTTACTATGGAGACCGTTTGGTTAATTTTGATGCGACAGATCAAACAAAAGTTATATCGCTTACGGATGGCGACGGGAATGTAGATACAAAGATAAACGGAAATTTATACATTAGCCTTTACACGTCTACGAATGCTGGCGTTATAACCTCGGTTAATGGATCTGCTCCCAACGTGACGATGGGCGGCGCAGATATTCCCGTTGCTTTACGCTGGCCTGCATCTGGCCGGCAGATGAATGGTTTGGCGTTTGCGATTGTTAAGTTGGTTTACAACGCTGACGCGGGAACGACAGGGCTTCAGCCAATTACGTTTTACTGCAAGCATTACCCCAAGGGCGGAACGGTAGCGAAACCTGGGGATGTTTGGTACGACTACATGACCGATACGCGCTATGGCGCTGGCATGACGGGATTGGTTGATTCTGCAAGCGCTACGGCTCTTAATACCTACTCCGATCAGACAATTACCTACACACCAGCGGGAGGGGGTTCTTCCACTCAAGCTCGATACCGAATTAATGGCGTAATTGATACAGGCAAACCCGTTTTAGATAACGTCGAAAAGATGCTGGAGTGTTGTGACTCTTGGATGGCGTACAACGCGGCATCAGGCAAATGGTCGGTTGTCATAAATAAAGCCGAGACTTCTTCGTTCTCATTCAACGATACAAATCTTATCGGTGAAATCAGGGTTTCTGCTGTAGACATTAACCAGCAGATCAATCAGATTCAGATTGAATTCCCGTCTAAGCTAAACCGAGACCAACCTGATCTGGTTTACATGGAAACACCGGCGGGGCTTCTGTATCCAAACGAACCCGCCAACAGGCAGACCACAACGCTAGAGTTTACGAATGACTCTGTACAGGCTCAATACTTAGGAAACCGAAGGCTAGAGCAAGCGCGAGAAGATCTTATTGTTACCATCACTTCAACATACCCTGGCATTCAGGTAGATGCTGGCGATGTGGTGGACATCACTAACACAGACTACGGATGGACAAACAAACTCTTCCGGGTGATGAAAGTCTCGGAGGCAACGGTTGACGATGGGAACCTTGGAGCAACGTTAGAACTCTCCGAGTACAACGCACAGGTTTACGACGATGCAAACATTACCGCGTTCACTGCTGCGCCTAATTCGTCGCTGCCTTCTCCTAATTACTTCTCAAGCCTTAACGCTCCAGTTATTGGAGACATAAACCCTAGCGTAGCTCCTCCGACATTTTCTGCTACTTGCACGATGCCAGCAGTTGGCAGGGTTACAAAAATAACACTGTTCTATACATCATCTGCCACGCCTTCCGCGACGGATTGGAAAACATGGGGCACATCCATTCTTTCCAATGGTGCAACATTCGGTAACGGAACATCGTTTAAGTTTGACAGTATTAGCTTGGCTTCTAATAACTGGTATTTTGCTTTTTCCGTAGAAAATGATTCTGCTAAAAGTTCGCTATCTGCGACAAGCGCGGTCTTGAACTGGCTACCAACCACGCCGGTCGGACCTACGGGGCCAACCGGAACCGGCGGACCTACGGGAGCGCAGGGAGCCACTGGGAATACAGGGCCGACTGGATCTCAAGGGGCTACCGGAAATACAGGCCCGACTGGGGCGCAGGGAGCTACCGGCGGACTTGGACCAACAGGTAGCACAGGCTTAATAGGCATAGCTTTTATAAATGCTTATTTAGTTCAGGCGCAAACGGCCGCCGCCCCAACATTTACAACACCAACGTCTGGGTCTACGGTTCCCGCTGGCTGGTCTGCTACGACTCCCGCAGTATCTATAGGTCAAGTTCTCTGGTATATCCAAGGACGCTACAACGCCAACGCGGTAACGGTTGATGGAGTTCCTGCCAACTCAACAGCATGGACGGGCCCGATTGCCGCGTCAATTTTCCAAAGCATTAGATCCGACAACTACAACGGGCCGACTCCTCCGACGACGGCAAACTTTGGAACGCTTGGTTGGTATTTGGATCAGCCCTCGGGCAACCTCTACGCAAATGCCGCTTATTTACGCGGTGAGCTGGTCACGGGTGTTAGCGGAGCTCAGCGGGTTGAGATCAACAAAGGTGTATCAAATAAAGTAGCGGTCTACAATTCAAGCAATACGTTACTAGCATCGTTTGGCGGAACAGGAACATCGACTGATGCAATCCTCCGTCTTAATCCGATTATCGCTGGCACTACCGCATACGGCGCAACGACGGTAATCCCAAATCCAAGCGGCACAAATTATGTAGCTGCAAGTTATTACGGTCAGACAACCGACGCTAGCCTGGAAGGTGTTGTTTGCGGTTGGTACACGGTAGGCTCAACAACTATTCGATTTGGCGCTGTCGGAACTAGAGATTATGGCTCCGGTGTTGTAAGCGGATTTTTGGGCTATCAAGACAACTCTTACGCAGCGGCAATTCGTGGTTATAACAGCGCTGGTGGAACCGAAGTTTCTATTTGCGACTCAGCAGGTTATGCGCTTAACATCAGAAGCGGATCTATCCGCTACGGGTCTTATACATTCTCCGCATTCAACGGTTCTACTAGTCAATTTTTGCGCGGTGATGGATCGTTTGCAGCGCTTTCCGCTAGTGACATCCCTAACATTTCTGGCAGCAAAATAACCTCTGGTTATGTTAGCTACAACTATGTTGAGGGGATGAAAAACGGCACGACGCAAATAAGGGGAATGAGGGACACATCTTCCACCCCAACATTGCAATCTTTTATAGGATCTGAGACTAACGATACAAGCGGCAATATGGTGTACTACACCGAAGCCGGTGGATATTTCGGTGGTGTTTACATCAACCAACGGGGTACAACATCAACGTGGAGCGCTCTTTATTCTGACGCTAGGATGAAGGACGTTCTCGGTCAAATTCCAATTGCCAGCCCTTTAGAAACGCTTAAAAAGATTGGCAATCCTGTAATCTGGAAATGGAACCACGAGGCTTCCAACGAGGTCTGGGGGTACACGGCGCAGCAGATCGGCAGAGGTCTACCTGATGCGGTTATAGAAGCCCCGAAAACTCCTCGGGGTGATTATCAGCTTGTACCAGGGACAAATGAACGGGCATTAACGTTTGACAATACAAAGTTTCAAATGCTTAAAGACATGGCTTTGCTAGCTTTGATTGAAAAAATTGAGGCGTTAGAAGCAAGGATTGTCGCTTTGGAGGCGAAATGAATTGGTCAATTACAAAGTTAGAAGTGACGACCTACGAAGGTTTAACCGATGTTGTTATTTCTGTTAGCTGGTCTGTGACCGATACTCAGCAGGGCATTACGGAAGTATTTGATGGGGTTACGCTAGTTGAGCCTCCTGGCGACAATTTCACGCCTTACAATGAGCTTACAGAAGTTCAGGTTTTGGAATGGGTTTATAAGAAGGTAAACAAAACCGGAACAGAAGCAATCATTACGCAACGAATACAAGACAAGATTTCTCCGGCGGTTGATCCGCCGCTACCCTGGAACAAGACATGAAAATATGCGTTTACGCAATCGCAAAAAACGAAGAGCAATTTGTAAAGAGATTTTGCGAGTCGGCGCAAGATGCCGACATGATCCTAATCGCTGACACGGGATCAACGGATAACACAGCAAGTCTTGCTAAAGCATTCGGCGCTATCGTTTACGATATATCGGTCAAGCCTTGGCGCTTTGATATGGCGCGAGACGCGGCGCTGTGTCTTATTCCTGGCGATTACGATGTTTGCGTGTCGCTAGACTTAGACGAAGTTTTAGAACCGGGCTGGCGCGAAGAAATTGAAAGAGTATGGACACCCGAAACGACTAGACTTAGGTATAAGTTTGACTGGGGCCACAACATTCTTTTCTATTACGAAAAGATTCATCATCGAGCTGGCTACCGCTGGCATCACGCGGTCCATGAATACCCAAGGCCTGATGTGCGAATCAAAGAAGTCTACGCGCACACTGACAAACTTTTAGTTTCACATCACCCGGATTCGACAAAAAGCCGTGGGCAGTATTTAGACCTTCTCAGGATGGCGGTCAAGGAAGATCCGCGTTGTCCCAGAAACGCGTTTTATTTTGCGCGTGAACTGACGTTTTACAAACTTTGGGATGAAGCCATATCAGCGCTCAACGCTTATCTCAACATGCCAGAGGCGACATGGCAAAACGAACGATGCTATGCCATGCGTCTTTTAGGTAAGGCTTACGACGAGAAACTAGAGTATTGGCAGGCGCTGAAATGGTACAGGACAGCAATAGCCGAAGCTCCAGGAACAAGGGAACCCTGGGTTGATTTCGCCATGTCTGCGTACCGTAAGCACATGTGGAAAGAATGTTTTCACGCCTCCACGATGGCGTTAGAGATTAAAGAAAAAGAACTGGTCTATACATGTGATCCTGAAGTATGGGGATCTAAGCCATATGACTTAGCGGCGATCTCAGCGCACAATCTTGGTCTCAAAGACGAGGCAATACGCTATGGGCAGGCAGCAGTAGATCTATCGCCAAATGATGAGAGGCTAAGAAATAACCTAGCTTTTTATAAACAAGCGGTGTTAGAATCGTGAAAAGACAAGATAGCCATGCTGTTCTGCGAGTGGGCGGACAGCGTTACATACCGAGGATGGGATAATGGCTATATTTTCAAAGAATACGCTTACGCAAGTTAGCGGATTCAACAATCAAATTATTGCCGGTGAACTGGT